CGCGGGGTCTTTGAGCCGCTGGGGTTCTCACACTGGATACCGCTGGATGATGCCAGCTTTTGGGGGGAAGCATGACCCAAAGCGAACACGCGCGCGTAACTGCCTGGATACGCGCCAAGCACAAGGAGACGGGCAAATACCCGTCGCATGAAGAGATTTTGCTGCGGATGCTGCAAGAGGCGCAGGAAGTCACCTATTTGGACGCGGTGGAGTACGGCCTCGGCTCTACGTTCAGGAGCCGCCTCAGTGACCTGCGCAAGCTGCACAGCATCATCAGTTATGACAAGAGCGTGCCAACAAGATACGGCACGAAGGCAACGGTTAAGGCGCATCGCCTGGGAGGTTTGTTGTGAGGTTCACCACGTTTATCAACAACAAGCGCTGCATGGATTGGGGGCTGAACGCCAACCAGGGCGCGCTGTTCGATTTAATCAACCAGGCAGCGGGCTGGGCGAAGCCGGTCACGGTTGACGGTGAGGTGTTCTATTGGATCAGTCGCCAACTAGTCATCGAGCAACTGCCGCTGTATTACAGCAAGCCGGACACGGTTTATCGCGCTTTCCGCACTTTGCAGGAAAAGGGGCTTATTAATTACTGCAAGCACGGTGAATGGGAGCTTATCAACATCACCGACAAAGGCAAACTGTGGAATGTAAGCAACAATGAAGATGCGGCGCAGGAATCGGACGAACCCCGGAAATCAATCCGCCCCCCACCCTCTTCAATCCACGAACTCGGAAATGAATCCGACTTACTCGGAAATAAATCCGAATCACCTCGGATTGAAATCCGAAATACCTCGGAAATAAATCCGACAAATAAGGATATAAGCAATAAGCTCAAAAATGATAAGCGGATAAATAAGCGGGAATGCGCGCGCGAGCTATCCGCCGACGTACCGCCTTTTGACGCCCTCGCCGAACTGCTTGCCCTCGGTGCTGACCCGACGGAGGCGAAGCGCTGGCTAGCCTACCGCATGGAACGCAAGAAGCCGATGGATGCTGGAGCGCTGGATTATTTCCTCGGCGAGGTTCGGGCGGCAGGGCTGACGGTAGCGCAGGCGGTGCATGAATGCGCGGGCAACAAGTGGCTTGGTTTCAAACGCGGCTATGACGGCTGGTGGAACAGACCACAGCAGCGCACTCCGCAGCGCGGCAACACCTTCGAACACCAAAGCAGCGCGGAGCAGTACGCGCAGGAACAGGCGGAGCGGATGCGTCCGCAGATTGCGGCGATGTTTGCCGCCAAACAGGAGAAGCGTGATGACTGAGCAGGACTTTGGTCAATTCTCGGCAGTGATGGCTGCGCTGTGCGAGTACTACGGCAAGCCGAAACTGAGCGACATGGCGGTGGGGTTGTACTTCGGCGCGCTGCTGGAATACCCGCTGGCCGATGTGCAGCAGGGTTTGACGGCGCATATCAACAACCCAGACAGCGGGCAGTTTTTTCCGAAAGCGGCGGACGTCATCCGCGCGCTGGAAGGCAGTAGCGAAACCCGCGCGTCCGGCGCCTGGGCGAAGGTGCGCCACGCCATCGAACGCGTCGGCCACATGCCGAGCGTGGTGTTCGACGACGCGGTAATCCACGCGGTGGTTGCCGACATGGGCGGCTGGGTGCAACTCAGTCTGGTTACCTACGACGAGCTGCCCTTTCGCGAGCGCGATTTCCTGCGCTTCTACCGCAGCTACATGGGGCGCGATTTGGGGGATTACCCACGCAAGCTGGCCGGTATGGCGGAAACCGAAAACACCGCCGCCGGTCATGCTGTCGCCGAGCCGCAGCTCTTGGGGGATGCGCAGAGGTGCCTTGCGGTGATGCGTGGTGGCAGCGACAAGCCGCGTCTCACAGTTCAACCGTTGTCGGCATTGCCGCAGGAATTGCGCGGTGTGCTGAACGACCTGCGCGGAAGCAACGATGATTTCGGGGGTGCAGCATGACCATCCGCTACGGCAGCGTATGCAGCGGCGTTGAGGCGGCATCCCTCGCATGGGAACCGCTTGGCTGGCAGCCCGCATGGTTCGCAGAAATTGAGCCGTTCCCGGCGGCGGTGCTGGCGCATCGCTGGCCGCACGTCGTCAATCACGGCGACATGACCCGCATCACCGACGGGATATTGGCGGGCGACATTGAGGCGCCGGATGTGCTGGTCGGCGGTACACCGTGCCAAGCGTTTTCTGTTGCCGGTTTGCGCGGCAGCCTGAGCGATGCGCGCGGCAATCTCACCCTGGAATTTGTAAGGATTTTTGATGCAATTGATGCTGTTCGCCGCCGGGGCGGCAAGTCCCCCGCCGTCGCCGTGTGGGAAAACGTCCCCGGTGTCCTCAACACCCACGACAATGCCTTCGGATGCCTTCTTGGCGCGCTTTGCGGGTCTGACGGGGCATTACAACCGGCAGGGGGCAGGTGGACGGACGCAGGTGTTGTGTCTGACCGGCGCCTTGTCGCCTGGCGCATCCTCGACGCGCAATATTTCGGCGTGCCCCAGCGACGCCGTCGCGTCTTCGTTGTCGCAGGTGTTGGAGCCATTGACCCCACCGAGATACTTTTTGAGCGCGCAGGCGTGCGCGGGCATTTTGAGCCGCGCAGAACGGCGGGGGAAGACATTGCCACCCTTAATGCAGGCAGCGCTGGAACACAAAGCGGCGGAATAACGCTGTGCATGGCCCATGGACAAGGGGGTGCTGAAATCCGTATTGACAGCGCGCCAACGCTGACGTGTAACCATGAAGCGCCAATCGTAGTGAATGGCCGTCAAGACCCATGTGTTAGTGATACCGCCTTTGCCCTCGGCTGCCAACACAACGGCATGGATAACGTACTGCTGGGCGGGCATACCCTGCGCCGCCTGACCCCGCGCGAATGTGAGCGCCTGCAAGGGATGCCGGACGATCACACCCGCATCCCGTGGCGCGGCAAACCTGCTGACGATTGCCCGGACGGGCCGCGCTACAAAGCGATAGGTAACAGTATGGCTGTGCCGGTCATGCGCTGGATTGGCGAGCGTATGCGGCAGGTGATGGAGGTGGCGATATGACCGGCGCGATGTTGCGGAGCGGGGGCGGCATGGTTAAGCCAGTCAGCGACGGCTACGACGCCTGGTACATCGACCAGGTGCTTAACATCTGCCTCGCCCGCTGGCTCAATCCGGCCATCGTCCCGCAAATGTGCCGGGCGCTGGAGATGCAATGCGAGCGCAAGCGCGATCGGCAGGTTCTGATGATGCTGCGCAAGAGCAAGCAGCCAGCGACGCAGATTGACGAGATTTTCCGATTTATCGAGCGGCTTTTGCGGAGGGAGAAATGAACGGACAGCAGTTTCGGTTGGTGAATGAGCAGGTGCGCGGTAACGCGATGCGCGCCGTGCAGGCGGCGGCTATTGATGGCGATGCAATCCTGGTGGTGCGCATTGAGCCGGAGGAGAAACAGCGCACGAAGCGGCAAAACCGCTATCTCTGGGGCGTGGTGTACAAGCATTTGGTGGACAACGACCCCGGCTATTTCGTCAATGAGGAGACGGAGCGGTTATTGCACGGGCGCGGTATTGCGGTGACGGAAATCGTGCATGAGTTTTGCAAGGCGCAATTCCTTCCGCCGGTAGATTTGGGGATTGGTGGCGGGATGCGCATCACGAAATCCACCGCGAAATTGAACCGGCAGGAATTTAACAATTATGTCGAAAACATCCGGCGCTGGGCGGCGGAAACGTTGCAGGTATTTATCCCTGACCCGTATGCGGCGGGGTATGAGGATATTGGGAGGGTGAAATGAACAGGTCGAACGAACTCGATACGTTATGCGGGCAAGTGCTGTTGTTGTCGGCTTTTGGAGGCGTGTTTTTGGGCATGGGCGGCTTTGTCGCGCAGTCGATGTTTTGGCTTGGCTGCGGGTTGACGGTCGTCGGCTTTGGCTTCATGACGTGGGCAACGCTGATGCAGGTGCGTTTGCGGCGCGAGGCGCTGGCGTTGGAGGAAGAAGCGCTGCGCTTAACTATCGAAAGTTTATACAGGGATATTTTGGACATGCTGACAGGGAGGCACGAATGAGCATTGGCATCAAACGCACGCCTGCCGATGAGGCGTTTTCCAAGTGCGTGCGCGAGCGCAGCAACTACGTCTGCGAGCGCTGCGGCAAGGTGTACGACCGCAGCAGTATGGGGCTGCATTGTTCGCATCATTTTTCGCGCAGTAACCGCTGCATCCGCTGGTGTGGCGATAACGCGATGGCGCTGTGCTACGCCTGTCATGCCTGGTACGGCGGCAATCCGGTCGATTCCGGGGCGTGGCTGCGCGGCAAACTCGGCGATGGGGTGATCGGAATCCTGCGCGAGAAGATGGCGCGGCGGGTCAAAGTGCCAAAGGCGGAAGAGGCGGAAATCGCCGCCCACTATCGCAAGGAGTTGGCGCGGATGCAGGCGTTGCGCAAGCAGGGCGTTACTGGGCGCATTGAGTTTGAGAGCTGGCAATGAGTATCGAGTATCACATGCTGCGCTGGCGCCGCTGGAATTTGCTGCGCAATGGCACGCCACAGAGCGCGCGCTGTAATTTGGGCAAATGGGCGCAGTCCACGCCGGACGCCGATGATGTCGCGCCGCTGTCGGATAGCGAGGCCGAGGCGGTCAATCGCGCACTTGCGTCTCTCAAGGCGCGGTATCCCGATGCGTATCAGGCCGTCATGGTGCGTTATCATTACGGTGTCTTCAATAAGCAGACAGCGGCGCGGCGGTGCAAGTGTAGCCCGGCCACATTTTCCAGCCGTTTCCTGGTCGGGCGGGCATTTTTGGACGGGGCGATTGTGCGGTAGAATGTCGTCAAATTTCTTACGTTTGGTGAAAACATGAATATATACAGATTCCCTGCCTTGACAATAGAACGTCAACACACTTATTTTGATATTGATAAAAAGACATTGGATGGTATTAGGCCTGATGAGATATTTGACTTTAAAAATATCAGGATTACGACACTTTCTGAAGACGGCACGCCGTTTTATTCATATTTCAACGCGACACAAGCAAGAGTTATCAGGGAATTTTTCTTGCTTCAAAATCTTGCTCCCATTGATGGTAATGATTGGTGGCATGTAGAAAAGTTTGATGAAAGAAATAGAAAAATAAGAGAAGGTTTCAGTAATAATGAAGCGCTTAGTACTCTTGGTTACGCTCTGATGGAGGTTGCCACGTCTGATTCCAAACTGGTTATAAACGATGATAAACCTTCTTCAATTCAGTAAGGTTTGTTATGGCAAACGCAAAAACCGAACATAGCCGCAAGCTGCGGCGGCAATCGGCACGGGAATCACTCGCCCGTGCCATCGCCGAAGGACGTATCAAACGCAAGATGTTACAGGCGCCAACGGAAATCATGGACGCCTTCCTCGCGCACATGGCCGCAACTGGCGGGCGGACAGATGCAGAAAAATTAAGCGTAATCAACGAGATGCCATCCGTAGCAATATCGGCAAGGTGGCAACGCGCGATGCAGATGCACCAAAAAGTTGACAACGGTCTAGCCTGAAACTATACTAAATCCATTAGGTTGGGATTTCTGCAATTACAACCTGATATTCGCCCTTCGGGGCGCGAATTGAAACAAAACTACCGTTATTTACGGAATTACAAACAGCCCGCCTTGTGCGGGCTTTTTGTTTATGCGCGTGTCCTTCCGCGCATGCCATGCCCTATCAATTTGCCGCTGTCGGCAGATTGTTCCCCGTCCGCTCACGCGGGCTTTTTTATTGCCCGGAGGCAATGATGAACGCTGATTTTCAAACCGCGCTGCGGTTGCTCGCCAAGCATGAGGGCGGATGGAGCGACCGCGACCGTGATGCCGACCCCGGCGGCAAGACGATGTACGGTATCACCCAGGATACCTACAACGATTGGTGCGACCAAAAGGGCAAGCCGCGCGGCGAGGTGCGCAATATCGCCTACGCCGAGGCCGCCGCCATCTACCGCGCCAACTATGCCAACCCGATCCGCTATGAAGACCTGCCGCCCGGTATCGGCTACGCGGTGTTTGACCTCGCCGTCAATGGTGGGGTGTCGCGTGCTGTGAAGTTGTTGCAAGAGGTGTTGGGCGTCAAGGCCGACGGTATTGTCGGCAGTCAGACGCTGGCGGCGGTACGTGCCGCCAATCTGCCCGAGCTCATCAAGCGCTACTGTGCCGCCCGCCGCAAGTGGCAGCTGCGCCTCAAGAACGCCAAGCATAACCCCGGCTGGGTAACGCGCATCAACGACGTGGAGCGCGATGCGCTGCGCATGGCAGGCGAGGCGGACAAGGCGCGCCGTGCCGGGCAATCCGTCAATGATGCCCGCAAGGCGGCGGTTGCCGCCCGTGGTGAGGTGGCCGTCGAACCGCCGCTTGACCACGTACCGGACGACGGACGAAGCGCCAAAGCCTACGGCCGCGCCCGCGCGCCTGCCA